AATCGCTCGTGCTTCAGAGCCGAATCCGCCACGGCGGCAACCCCGTGCTGTCGTGGATGGCCGCGAATGTGACCGTGGAGACGAACGCCTTTGAGGACGTGCGGCCGGTGAAGAAGAAGAGCACGGGCCGCATCGACGGGATCGTCGCTCTGATCTTCGCTCTGGGTGGCTGGGAGTCATCGCAGATCACGAATAAGCCGGCAACCGAACCCTCCATCCTGCTCATATGATCGCCCAACACACCCGCATCCTCTGGCTTCCCGGCGACGATTCCCGCAACTGGGACTATGAGTCGGGCGGCTGGGCTTCGAGCAACCGCAATCCGTCCGGGGTGAAGGTAGACGCCGAGACGGCTCTCCGCTCGACGGTGGTGCTGGCGTGCATCCGCGTTCTCTCAACCAGCGTCGCGGGGCTGCCGCTGCATCTGTACCGCCGGCTGCCGGGTGGCGGGAAAGAGATCGCCCGCGAGCATCCGCTCTATCGCATCCTGCACACGCAGCCGAACTCTTGGCAGACGAGCTTTGAGTGGCGCGAGCAGATGATGCTGCACTTGCTCGCGCACGGCTTTTCTCTTGATGAGAAGGTCTACAGCGGCGGGCAGATCACCGAGATCGTTCCGCTGCATCCGAGCCGCGTCAAGACCGAGCAGCTTGAGAACTACCGGCTCCGGTACACCTACCGCGAGGCTTCGGGTACTTCGACCGTCTACACGCAAGACGCCATCTTCGCGGTTCGCGGGATGTCGGATGACGGCGTGAACGGCATGAGCATGATCGAGCTCGCCCGCGACGCGATCGGGCTGGCTCGTGCTCTGGAGATTCACGGCGCGACCTTTTTCGGCAACGGTGCCAGGCCCGGCGTGATCCTCTCGACCGATCAGATGCTTTCGCCCGAGGCGGCCGAGAACACGCGGAACCAATGGGAACGCGCCCATCGCGGCCCCGACCGAAGTCATAGAACGGCAGTCCTTCAGGGCGGGCTCAAAGTCACTGAGCTCGGCGGCAACAATCAGGAGGCTCAGTACCTAGAGGCGCGGAGGTTTGCCGTCGAGGAGTGCTGCCGCATCTTTGGCGTGCCCGGTCATCTCGTTGGCGATTTGACCAGAAGCTCGTTTTCCAATATCGAGCAGCAATCGCAAGATTTCCTCACGAACGGGTTGATGCCTTGGTTGCGTCGGATCGAGTCTTCAATCGCTCGTGACTTGCTCGACGGCGATGACGAGTATTTCGCCGAGTTCGACACGCGGGGCTTCCTGCGTGCCGACGCCACGACCCGCTCGGCGTACTACAACACGCTCTGGAATCTCGGCGTCGCGAGCGTGAACGAGATCCGCTCGTGGGAGAACATGAACCCGGTCGATGGCGGCGACACGCGGTTCGTGCAGTTGAACATGACCACGCTCGACAAGGCGGCTGCGGCACCCGAGCCGGTGCCGGCGACCGTGGTCGAGGAGGTCGTGGTGGACGAGACCGCCCCGGCTCCCGAGCCGGTCGTGGACGCCGCCCCGGTCGAGGCGGAAGAGGGGCCGCAGATCGCCGACGTTTCGCTGAATGGTGCCCAGGTCTCCAGCCTCTTGGAGATCGTCGCCCAATACAACGCCGGGCTTCTGAACGAGCAGGGCGCGAAGGCGATCATCGCCGCCGCGTTCCCCGGCATCCCGGCATCGACAATCGACGCGATCATCGCGGGCACCAGCACCGCACCGGTCGTGATGCCGGGCGAAGCTCCGGCATCGGTGCCCGAGGCTCCCGCCCTGGAGGAAGCCTCCCAGCGTGCCGCCCCCGGCAGCGTCGCGGAGGGTGACTTCGTGTCGTGGGATTCGTCGGGCGGGCGTGCTCGCGGTCGGATCGACCACGTTATGGACTACGGGACGCTGGACATCCCCGGCACCGATTTCACGATCGACGCGACCGAGGAAGACCCCGCCGCCCTCATCACGGTTTACGAGGAAGTGAGCGGCGGGTGGCGGGCGACCGAGACGCAAGTCGGGCACAAGGTCGCGACGCTGACCAAGATCGACCCGCTGCCCGAGCCGCCGCCGGTTGAGGAGAACTCCTACGGCAAGCCGAAGCGGAAGGGGCGGAAGCGTGGCTAGATATGAGCACATCGACTTCACGCCCCCGGCGGGCGTGCGGGAGGAAGCGGCGAAGGGGCTCGCGTGGCGAGACGAGTACGGACGCGGCGGCACGGCAGTCGGCGTTGCCCGAGCGAGAGACCTGAGCAACGGTACGAACATCTCGCCCGACACGGCGAAGCGAATGGCGAGCTACTTCGCCCGGCACGAAGTGGACAAGCAAGGCGAAGGATGGAGCCCCGGACAAGACGGGTTCCCGAGTGCGGGCCGGATCGCATGGGCTCTCTGGGGCGGCGATCCGGGGCAAGCGTGGGCGAGCAAACTGACCAAGCAGATCGAAGCGGCTGACGAGGAGGGCAGGAGCATCATGGGCAACATCGAACGGCGTTCTCTGGCGATTGACGAGATCGAGTCGGCGGTGCCGCTGCTCGCGGTCGAGAGCCGCAGCGAGGAAGACGGCAGCGAGCGTGAGTACGTTGTCGGGTACGCCGCGAAGTTCGGCGTGTTGAGCCTTGACCTGGGCGACTTCGTGGAGCGGATCGACCCCGGTGCGTTCGGCATCGTTGCCGAGCGTCGCGGCCGCCGCCGCCCGCTGGAGACGCGAGCCCTCTGGAACCACGACCCGAACTATCCCCTCGCCCGCTATCCCGGCACGCTGCGGATGACGGTTGATGAGGTCGGGCTCCGCTACGAGTTCCCGGTGCCTGACACGACCTACGGGCGCGACATCGCCTCGAACATCAGGGCGGGCATCGTCAAGGGCTCGTCATTCTCGTTCACCGTGCCGGGCGGCGGCGACTCGTGGAGCGTGGAGGATGGTCGCAGCGTCAGAACCATTTTGGCGGTCGATTCTTTGCTGGATGTTGGCCCCGTGTGCTTTCCGGCATACCCCGATGCGGATGTGACGGTGGCGCAGCGGTCGTTCAATCACTTCCGCCAGGAGCGGCGGCAGCATGAGGAAGCCCGTAAGCATCTCGCGGATCGGGCCGCGTTCTACCGAGACGTACTGAGGCAGCATGGCCGTTAGTGGCGATTCGTGTCCGCGATGCCGCGAAGGCAAGCTCGCCGTCGCGTCGAGTGTTCGCAGCGGCGAGTATCAGACTCGCTATCTGCGGTGCCAGCGGTGCGGCTGCACCGACAAGCAGATCGTGCCCGCCGCTGAAGTGCGGCGGAAGTCTTTTACTGCCGAACGTGCCTAACTGCATGGTTTCGGGGCACGGCTCCTAGTTTCGGGATAGGCGAGACGCGAGTGCGTCGCCGCGACCCCGAATACAGGAGCGATCCTCGTGGACAAGATCAAGGCACTGCTCGAAGAACTGGCCGCCGTCGTTGCCGAGATGGAGGCGATGACCGAGGACGCGCCCGAGGGCGAGGTTCCCGCCGAGCCCATGACCGAAGAGCAGGAGGCTTCGCTCCGCAGCCTAGAGGCGAAGGCCGACAAGCTGAAGGAGCGGATCGAGTTCCTCCAGCGGGTGCAGGCGAAGGAACTGGAACTCCGCAGCGTGCTGGAGCGTTCCGCCCCCGCCAAGAAGATCGAGACCGTCACCGAGGAGACCCCCGCCGTGGAGAGTCGCAAGACGCCCGTGTTCGCGATCCCGAAGTCGCACCGCCCGCTCAAGGGCTTCCGCTCTGAGGAGCGTGCCTACCGTGCCGGCATGGCGATCCGTGCCGGGCTGCTCGGTGACGAGGAGGCCCGTCGGTGGTGCCTCGATCACGGCGTGCAGAGCCGTGCCCAGGCTGGCGGCATCAACAGCCTCGGCGGCGTTCTGACCAATGACGAGCTCTCGACCGAGATCATCCGGCTCGTCGAGGAGTTCGGTGCGTATCCGGCGAACGCCCGCAACGTGACGATGAACAGCGACACGCTGCTCATCGCCCGTCGCACGGGCGGGCTGACGGCGAAGCCGATCGGCGAGAACGCCGCTCCGACGAGCACCGATGTCACCTTCGACAACGTGCAACTCGTCGCGAAGTTGTGGGGCGTCGATAACCGCGTTCCGATGTCGCTTGTCGAGGATTCGGTCATCGACCTCGCCGATGCGATGGCGGTCGAGGTGGCCCAGGCTTACGCCGAAGCCTTCGACAACGCCGGCTTCATCGGCACCGGGGCGGGCGACCCGTACCACGGCACCGTGGGCGTGGCGACCGCGATCGTGGACGGCACACACTCGGCGAGCGTGGTGACGGCTGACACCGGCAACACGACCTTCGGCTCTCTCGACCTGCTCGACTTCACGAACGTGGTCGCGAAGCTGCCGCTGTACGCTCGGCGGAATGCCAAGTGGTACATATCGCCCGCCGGCTATGGCTCGTCCATGCTGCGGCTGATGATGGCTGCCTCGGGCAACAATCAGGCCGACGTGGCTGGCGGTGCGAACCTGAGCTTCCTGGGCTTCCCGGTCGTGCTGGTTCACCCGCTCGAAAGCCGGCTCACCGGCACCACGAGTGCCGTGTCCTGCCTCTTCGGCGATCTCTCGCAGGCTTGCACGATGGGCACGCGGCGTGAGATCAGCGTGAAGACCGACGCCAGCCGGTTCATCGAGTTCGACCAGCTTCTGACCTTCGCGACCGCTCGCGTCGCGATGGTCGCTCACGACCTGGGCTCGACCACCAAGGCTGGCCCGATCGTTGCCCTCAAGTTCGCCTGAACCCTGACCCTCTAGGAGACTCCTGAACGTGAACCATCTCGAAGCGACGAAGACGGTCGTGGGTTCGACCGTGACCTCGGCGGCTGGCACCGCGACCCTGACCATCGACACCCTCGGCTACGACTACGCGTCGGTCGATGTGGTCGTGGCGGTCTCGGCGACCCCGGCGAACACCTCGGCGTCGATCCTGAACGTGCTGACGCTCTCGCAGGGCGACACCAACACGGCTGGCTCCTCGGTCTACACCGTGGCGGTTCCCGCCGCGAGCGTGGCCGTGACTGCCCAGCCCAGCGTGGTGCGGCTCGATGTCGATTGCCGTGGCAAGGGCCGGTACCTCAAGGTGGACGCCACTCCCGCCTCCAGCCTCGCCACCACGATCGTGGCTCGGCTCGGCAAGGGCGAGCAGGGCCCCGAGTCGGCTTCCGCCAAGGGCGTGCTCGCGAAGTACAGCGGCTGATCGCTTGACAGCCTCAACAGATTAGATGGCGGGTGCGGCATGAGCCGTGCCCGCCATCTCTGTTTGAGGGCTGCATGATCGTCAAGGTCGGCGGAACGGATGTCGATGTTCGGATCGAGTGCGTGATGAGCGGCCCGCGATTCGGGCCGCTCGCGAATCTGTATGGGTGGGCACAGGCTTTGATGCCGCTTGGCATCCGCCCGACGCTCGGGCAGGGGGCTCTGTGGCCGCAGGTGATCCAGCGTTGCCTAGAACAGTTTGCCGACTCGACCGAGTACATCCTCACGACTGACTACGATTCATTCTGGGATCGCAAGACCGTCGAGGAACTGATCGCCCTGTCGATGGCATTTCAGTGCGACGCACTCGCCCCTTTGCAAGTGAAACGCGAGGACGGTCGCCCGATGTTCACCTTGCCCGGAACGCTCGACCGCCCGCCCGAGGGTGGCTCGACCGAGTTGCCGATGTCGTGGTTCGCGGAGCCCGTGCAGGAAGTCGATAGTGCTCATTTCGGCTGCACGCTCATTTCGACCAAGGCTCTGAAGAGGACGCCGAAGCCCTGGTTTCAAGACCAGCCGAACGACAAGGGGGAGTACGGCGACGGGCGGATCGACGCCGACATCTGGTTCTGGCGGCAGTTCCGCAAGGGCGGCAACCGCGTCTACGTCACGCCCCGCGTCTCGATCGGTCATGGCGAGTACGTCTCGGTCTGGCCCGGCAAGGATCTTCAGTCCCCAGTGTTTCAATACGTCGGCGATTACACCGCCAATGGTAAGCCCAAAACTGCATGGAGTGCCCCAGGATCGTGAAAATCAAACT